CAGTATAGCATGATAGTGGGGACGTTGATTTTCATCACCATATTCCCCACAGTAATAGACACGAATAGGCTTAACCGGTTCACCAGTTTTAGGATGCGAGATTTCCTCACAACCAGAACAACGCCGGCGAAGACGTTTCATAAATTTTTGGAAGTCTTCAAGAACGAGAGAGCCGTTTTTAGGCACTTTTTCGGGATTATAGGTAAGAGTAATAAAGCAATTATTTTCCCAGGCATGGGCTTCAGCCATACCACGAACCGCCCATTGACGGGAATACTCTAAACGACATCCAATACATTGACCACAAGAAACCTGTAATTCAGGATAAGGAGTAGAGCATATTTTAGGATTATACTGAAAGATTAATTTTTTATCATCAGAAGTAAAATCCGGACGCCAAGCATCCAAAGGAGAATAACAAACCATAAACAGAACCATCCCATACTCTTTAAGGTTTATAAACGATATCCACCACGCATTTGAGTCCTGTAAAGGTTTTTTTTGTGAACCTTCATACCTTTACGGAACTTGCGAGAGTTAGAACGCCTAGACAACTTTTTACGATAAGCCATAGCAATCTCCAAAAAGTTAATAAAAGACACCTTCGGTGTCAGTCCGAACAGTTACATCAAGTAGATTAACTGTTCGGAGTAGAAACAGCCCCAACGACTATTTCATTATCTTGTTGAGATTTAACAGGTTTTGACATAAACCCATATTCAACAAGAATTTCAGAAGTATCTTCTGGAAGTTCAGCTTGAAAAGCTGAAACAAACTTAGCAGGGTCATTATCAAAATGAGCCCTAACTTGAGCAGGAAGCGAATTGAAAGATGCTTCACTTTCAATAACAATATTAAGAGCAGATTGATAATCTGGAATAGCAGTAGCATCTAAGTAAAGTAATTCTACAGAATTACGAACATGAGGCATAACGCCAGTTTTGATATATTTTTGAACAATCTTATTTATATCACATGAATTTTTCTCAGATTGTTTAGTAAGAGAAGGCTTATTAAATGATAAACCAAATTTAGAACGCATAGTTACACGATCAAGTTTCATAGTAGTCTCCATTAGTTAATAATTACCACTCCGGAAAATTCCGGTGGAATTGTTCAGTAAGTGAACCTTTTTTACGCTTATAAGCGGTATCTTTACGATTTTGAGCTTTAGTTTTACCATTTTTACCAAGAGCACGCTCAGCAGAAGCAGGCGATTGACGCCAACGAGATTTAGCAGAAAAGGCCTTAGAACCTTTAAAAGAATCTATAACTTTTGTGGCGCCATAAGTAGCACCACCAAGACCAAGAACACTGGCAACATAAGGAGCAGCTTTAGCAAGAACAGATTGAGAGAAATCCTCGTAAGGCTTATTAATTGCAACGCCTTGTTGAACAGCAGAAGTTTCAGCACGAGTTTTTTCAACTTGAGCCTTAATAGCTTCAATATCAGCCTTTAAACGCTCACGACCCATAGTAGAAGAAGTAAGAGTAGAAGATATATCCGGAGCTTGAGCAGAAGCACCGCCAGGAGTAGAAGCGCCATGATTAGCAGAAAGAACAGGATTTAAACCAGCAGCACGAAGATCATCAACCTCACGTTGATGAGCAGATTGAGACATATTAGCCTGCCAGTCACGATTCTCTTGAGCTTCGGCAGCATTAAAAGCACCTTCAATAATATCACCAACAACAGGAATAAAATCAAACATGAATAACTCCGTTAAATTTTAATTTAATAGAGAAATTCTCTCTATTAAACCCCCCAAATAATATTTAAAGGCGGATTAGCAAGGGGGTAATGCTTCACGGTCTCCGCCGTAACCGATAAATTAGAACCTAGTAAGTCCAGGAATTGAATACATAGGCATTGGACGAACAGTAAAGTTCTTAAAGTGCATATCAAGAATAAATTGAGGCTCATCAGTAACAGCAATAACACGATCAATAGGAGGATTCTCAACAATAAACTCGTCATTAAGCACAGGAAGAGCGGTAAAGTCTTGAGAAAGATGCCATACATCTAAAGAAACTGGATCAGTAGAACGGAACTTGCCAGTAATAATAGAAGGCTTATAACGATATTCAGCAAATCTCTCTTGATAACCAAAGACCAATTCATCTTGGTTAGTTTCGACAAGAGGAGTTGCAGCACCGACAGCATATATCTCCTTATTAAGGACAGATTGCTCCCCAAGATTCGCAAAAGTAGGCCAGAAGAAATCATAACGAGTTGAACGAGACCACATACGATTAATACCACGTTGATAAGTCAGATCAGCACGAATAGAAATAAGGCCAATAACATAACCATGTTCAACAAAAGAACGATTAAAACCACGATCACGAACACTTAGAACACCATAAGCAGCTTGATTTGCTTGAGTTACAGTACCACCAGCAGTATTAGGAACAGGAACAACATTGACAGGATAAGAATTACCACCAAGATATTCTGGACGTTGTAAACGAGCATCCGGAGAAATAACACCAAAGTGAGCACGAAGTATCTCAACATAACGAGTGCCACCACGAGCATCACGCTCCAACAGTTGTTGGATAGTAACAGACTCACGCATAGTATTAATGGTTGCAGCAGTTGCAGCAGTCAGATCAGCATAAATTTTAGGATAACCGCCAGTTGCAGCAGTGCCATTCATATACAAAGAATTATCATCATGAATACGTTTAGCAGTAGTATATGTAGTAGTAGTTAAGTCAGATTCATAAACAGGAACATTTGCATTTGTATAAGTTTGATTAGCAGCACCAATACCAAGAACAGGAGCAGATACACCAAGAGGAAGAGTTATATCTGGACCTTTTTGAGGGAAAGGCAAACAAGAAGTAAAGTAGTCATGGCGTTTGCCACGACGAAGAAGAGAGTAATCAGCGAAAGCATCAGGACCGTCATCAACATCAACAATAACAGAATCTTGAAGATTCTCATCTCTAAACCATTCGTTATATATTAAATTATAAGCACGAGCAGGAAGATTAGAAATACGATATTTATAAGAATTGGTAGCGGCAGTAAGATCATATTGAGTAGGTAAGCCAAAATAATCATAAAGAGAACCAGCAAGAGCCATTGAACCATCAAGATCTACATAAGGAATAATAAAATCAGTAGAATCATCAGGATTATCTTGAGCACCATTAAATTTTTCCCAATTAGACCAAGTAAGACGATTAGGCACAAAGAACCAGAAAGTATCACAATGAATATTATCCATAATAGGATGATCAAGAGGGTTTAACATACGACCAAAAGCCGACATATTTATATTGAAAGTATCACCAGGAAGAACCTCATCAACAAAGATAGGATATAAGAAACCAGAATCCAAAGAAGTCCTATGAGAAGAAGAACGATCAAAACGAGAACGCCCTATTTTAGGGCTAGGAACTTGCGCAAAGCGACTTTGAGAAACATAACGAGACATAAATTACCTCTTAGATAGTTTGTGATTAATAAGTATGAGAAGAAATAATTGAACGATAGCGATCATATCATTCAAAGTAATAATAGTATTTAAATCCATAAGCTATTTGTCCTTAGATTTATCTATCTTTTTTATAATAATTTTTTCAGCACGATGCGCAAGATAGATTAACACAGCATGAAGAATTTCAGTGAAGCGTAGCACAAGTATCCTTAAAATTAGTATATATAATACGTTTATCAAATTTAACACTTTTAAGAAAAGGATAATCAATAACTGCATTTTCCCAAGCATGAACCACAGATTCACCAGTAGAAAGAATATTTATAGTATCATCACCACATTCAAGAACAAATTTAAAAGCAAACATAACATTCTCCATTAATTACAAATTAATTACAAGTAAGGGAGCTTTCGCTCCCCTACAAGACAACCTATTCAGCAGACTGAATATGAGATGGTGTATTTTTAACAAGATCAATAGCACGAACAACCGAAACAGGGGAAGTATGCGCACGAATGATACCAGTAGTTTCATCATATTCACCAGTCTCAAAAGCAACAAAGTCCTCAGGGAACTTAGAGAATTGAGATTGACCATCATTAACAACAGTTTGAAAGCCACGAACAAATTCCGCAATATTTCTTTGCGGGATTAAAGGACCATAGACTTCAGATTTAGTATCAAGTATAGTGTAGAGTTTTTGCATTTTACCATCTCCATTAATTGTTAAACTTCACGTTTTAAAGACTTAATTTGAGATTCTTTAACACGCTTACGAACATTTAAACGATCTCTAGAATTATTGTCAACATATTTTTTAGCATTATCAGTCCGAGCCAGCTTAATATCATTATATTTATCTTCATCGTTGTTTTTAAGCAACGAATCAAAATAACGAGGCGGGGGACATTCGCGACCATTATAAACGACGGAATCAGTAACATATATTTCAGAATTATATTTGTCAAAGTATTGACGACCAATGCCCCAAGCACGAGAACAATTAGAAAACTCGGGAACAGTATCAAAGATCTCACCAGTAAAAGAATCAAAACGTTGAGTAGGAAGAAGATCGACATTAACAGAACCAGAGGAAGTATAAAAAGTATGGGTGATTAATTGCTCCTTAGCATCACCCTTTATTTTTTTGAGCATATACCTTGCAACATAGGCGATTGTATCAAAATTGCACTCGCCAACACTAGCGAAACCGTAAGATACGCCATCAACAGGATCAGTCCACAAGTCATCAAGAATCTTAGAAGTGTATAGATCATAACCATCCTTTTTTTTATAGATTTTATCAGGGAAGTCAAAGTTAAACAGTATAGCATGATAGTGGGGACGTTGATTTTCATCACCATATTCCCCACAGTAATAGACACGGATAGGCTTAACCGGTTCACCGGTTTTAGGATGAGATATTTCCTCACAACCAGAACAGCGACGACGAAGACGTTTCATAAATTTTTGGAAGTCTTCAAGAACGAGAGAGCCATTTTTAGGCACTTTTTCGGGATTATAAGTAAGAGTAATAAAGCAATTATTTTCCCAAGCATGAGCCTCAGCCATACCACGAACAGCCCATTGACGAGAATATTCAAGACGACAGCCAATGCATTGGCCACAGGATACCTGTAATTGAGGATAAGGCGTAGAGCAGACTTTAGGATTATACTGGAAGATTAATTTTTTATCTCCAGAAGAGAAGTCAGGTCGCCAAGCATCAAGAGGAACGTAACAAACCATAGAGATACCATCCCATATCCATTAAGGTTTATAAACGATAACCACCGCGCATTTGAGTACGATACAAGTTTTTCTTGTGTACTCTCATTCCTTTACGGAATTTACGCGAGTTAGACCGCCTAGATAATTTTTTTCGATAAGCCATAACAACTCCGTTAGTTAGTAAGAAGACACCTTTCGGTGTCAGTCCGAACAGTTACATCAAGTAGATTAACTGTTCGGAGTAGCAACACCAGCTTCCGCAGGTGTAGATTCTTCTTGTTTATCAATGGTTTTGTTAACAAGACCATATTCAAGAAGAATATTATAAGTAGATTCATCAAGATCTGAATCAAAAGCGCTAACAAATAAAGCAGGGTCATTTTGGAAATGAGCCCTAACTTTAGCAGGTAGAGCCAAGAAAGTCTCTTGGCTATCTAAGACGGTATTTAAAGCAGATTGGTAATCAGGAAGCATAGCAGCATCAACATATTGAGCAACAGCAGAACGCACATGAGGCATAACGCCAGTTTTTACATATTTTTGAACAATCTTATTTATATCGCACGAGGAACGCTCAGATTGTTTAGTCAAGGAAGGCTTTAGGAAAGTCTTACCAAATTTAGCACGCATTTCATTTCTAGGAAGTTTCATATTTATCTCCAATTAGTTAATAATTACCATTCAGGAAAATTCCTGTGGAATTGTTCAGTAAGTGAACCTTTTTTCCGCTTATAGCGGGTATCTTTACGATTTTGAGCTTTAGTTTTACCATTTTTA